AGCGTTGTTGCCGGTGTCATTCTGCAAAACAGAACCTAAGATGCGCTGAGCTTCAAAGCTGTTGTTGGGATTAACCAGCAACCGTATTGCTTGAAGCGCTGCAGGCAAGCCGCGTGCATCGTTAATGGTCTGAATCAAGATCAACATATCTTCGATAGCTGCCTCTGAAAGATCGGCATCCGTTGCCAGTCGATTAGAGTAAGTACCACCAGAAGGACCGTTGACGTGAGCCGTTGAGAACAATGGCAAGCCATCACCATCAGGCATCAACACGCCAGTATCAAAGCCGTTGTTGTAAACAGCAGCGCCTTCGATTTCCTTGGTGATATTCATCACTCGGCCCAGTGCGCGAGCACCATCATTCAGCTGACCGTACAATTCATCCTCGAGTGCTTCTTCGGTCACAATGTAACCTTTGGCAAACGTGGTGTGAATGTACTTAGGCGTGAAGCCTTGTCGACGACTATCAAAGGTAATGTCATCGCCTTCCGGCTTGCTAGAGGCTCGATTAAAACCCTCCAACTGAACATCAACTTCGAATGCTTTCGTCGAGTCGTGTGTGGTGAACATCTTATCGAACTTTCGATCATGCTCTTTTAAGGAATTGCCAAAGATATTGGCTACGCCTTCCTGTAGTAAACGTGGGATCGAACCCGTTGAAATAGTCATGATTAAATCCCCAGAGCGCCAGGCGCGACAGTTGTAGCATTAAGCCGCACGATGGCAACATTACCCAGAACGCCGTCTTCATCTTCTTTCAAAGCGACAATATGGAGTGGAAGGGTAGCGGTAACGGCTACACCAGTGGCGTTGGCTTCCATTACTGATGGAAATAACCCACCAGAAGCGGTTGCTTCAGTGACGACAGCTGGGCAATTAAGACCAACAGAAGTAATAGCCAAAGGACCGTTGGCAACATCGACTTCATAGGTCGCATTCGGGTCAACATTGACCTTAAGCGTACCGAGAGTCTGTGCGGCGTGATGGGTAGTTGAAAGAGCTTCACCTACAAAGGTTGGGTCGATCGATTGAACGACACCAGTGCAAGCGGTTCCTGTGGGTGCGATAGCGACGTTTGCAACGCCTTCCGCATTGGCAGTACCAGCAATACGAACTAAATCACCAGGAACGATGACCTCGTCTGTAGCTGCGAGCACTGAAAAGGTTTTTTGTTTGCCGGTCACATCACCTTGCGATTCTGTGTTGGCGTGTTTGAATCCACCTGACATGGTAGACCTCCGTTTATCAATTAAAAATTATGGGGAATATCCCCGTTCAATTCTCAATCAACTTACGGTTGTCTACCGTTTGACGAGTTTAACCTGTTGGACTATCACTAACATGGTGACTAAGTGCGCTGGTTCCACCTTCTGCCTGACCGTTTTCTCCGGGGGCGTACTCATTTTGACCAATTTGCGCTTCTGCCTCTAGTGTAGCCTGTACGCGATTCTTTTTCAAAGCGTTATCTTCGTCGCGGTATTTCATGGGTAGCTTCATTGCACGCATAAGGTAGGGGCCGCTTTGAACGGTGTACTGGTCGCCCTGCTCATTCATAACAGGTTGATAATAAGCCGATTCTGCCTGAGGAATACGCCCTCCACGGTCTTGGAAGAATCGATAATAGAAGCCCTCTTCCTTTAAATGCTCTGGTATTACGAGCTTCAAAGCGTTACCCATTGGCACCCGCTCCGGCCTACCTGGTGAATGCGCAACCTCTTCTCTTGATCCTGCTACCAATCCAGGCTGACCTTGCATTGCCGGATTGACATCGGCGTCAGTACGGCCGCGCTCAACCGTTGCTTTAGTCTTGGCCTTACCTCTTTGGTTTAACTCTTTGTTATTGCTCATGATTGTTCGCTCCTGCTGTCTTGAACTGCTTGAAGGAATTCGGCGTCGTTCTTCCAGGCACCTGGCATAGCGGCGCGATACTTCTTCTCGTCGCTGGTTAAATCAGCCATCGTTAGTTTAGCTGCACCACGCTTGCCACCCGGCTTCGAACCACCTTCTGAGGATGGCACTTTCTCACGGTTATCGGCTTTACCTGGAAACTCCCTGGTAATGTCTCTCTCCATGTTAGCTAAAGCGGTGGCTACATCTTGACCAGAGTCGGCATACACCTGTAGCTGAGAATGCGCGTAAGCAGATTTTGGCCCTGATTGAAATATCCAAGGGTTGGCTTGATTCCATGTGTCGAGATATTGTTGTGTTGGGCTCTCGGTCGCTGGCGCCTCATCAGCTGGCAAACTGTTAATGTCGTCAATCTGACCCTGTATTTTCGTAGCAGCATCAACGTCAGCCAGTTTTATAGCCTCGTCCCGCTTGCCCTCGAGCTCTGCTTTTTGGATCTTTAATTGACCATCTCGCAATTTATTGGCAGCACTCATTCGAGTATTGAAGTTAGTCTCCATGTCATTCATGCGCTTTTGCTGCTTTTTGTGCTCACCGATAAAGTGACCGCGCATATTAAACATTTCAGCCGTGAAGAATTCATCCGGCTTGTCGTTGTCTTCCCCCTCCCACTCGCTTTCTGGCTTCCATCCACTTTCACGCGCTTTGGTTTCAGCTGAGCTCATTTCCTCCGCTTGCTTGCCATCACCATCGCTAGCTTGGCCTTTGCCGGCATCATCGCCAGCGTCTTGGTTTTCTGCTGCTTCACTCATCGTCTATTGCTCCTATGATGTGGGAATCTGGAATATAGCGGTAATTCTCATAACCTTTAGCCGCTGATTTCTTGCCTTCGAAACGTCGGTATTCAATCTTCTGGCCTATTTCTAAGCCCCATGCCTCGCTAGGTGAAATTGAATATTCGCCATCGTCATGATCAAAATCACCGGTTTTATCACAACCCGGATACCCAACGTAAGCAGTTGGCCCAATGGCACGAACATAGCCGGTATCAGTGGCTTCCTGCTCTTTGTCGGTGAGATCGCCTGGTAGAATAATCCCACCCTCTGAAATCTGTTCAACTTTTACCATCTCGATTAGTACGTAAAACCCTAGTGGTTTAATCTTCATTGTCTTTTGCTCCAGGGTTGGCAACCATTACTACTTCGTTTGAAAGAAACGCTCTTTCTACTGAGTCCATTAAATCGTTGAACGATGAAATAAGAGGTTTATTGTCTACAAGTAGCGGAAATCCCTTATGGCTTGTCAGAGACATAACATCGCATATTAGATTTTCCATTACCTTATCAAAACCTTCCCTGACCTGCTTTATTTTTCGGTTGTTTGCAATTTCATCTAGCGTTGGATGTGTTTTCATGGCCGTCCTAGGAATTCGTTCTTCCTCATACATCACCATAGTTTGAGCCAGGATACCGTCGTCCATACGAGCAACGCCGCCCAGCGGCTGCCATCCTTGCTCGATCATGTTGTTTATGTGAGAAGGGAGTTCACGCCCAGTGGCGGATGTAACGTAATAATCAACTATCTTCTTCATCGTTCGGACCCTCCACACCAGCAGGCGACCAATCGAGAATGGTATCGACTAATTTGGATGCACCTTCGCGTTCTTTTGCAACGCAAAGCGCCTCGTTAGGATCGTTGGGAAGCCAATCTTGGAAGGAATCAATTACACCAAGCTCAAGGTCTTCGAATAGGCGCCTCGTGACACCATTTCGCAACCATTTATTATATGCTTCTTGAGATATTGCCTGTTTACTGTGCCTGTCTTTGGTTTCTGATATCAATCGCTCTAGCATTTTCTGCTCCTATCGCAGTGAGTAAATCTATTACACCTTGTTGCTTGGCGGTGTACTTACTTATCTGGTTCTTAACGTCTTCAGTCTCAGCTTTTTCTAGCGTGAGAACGTTGTCAGCCATATCCTTTGTAATACTGCTAATCGCTTTATCGATATCGATCTTAGTTTCGGCGTCTAATCTATCCTGCTCTCGAAGTATCACTTCAGTCTGAATTTTTGATAGCTCTAGGTTGGCTAATTCTATTTTGTTCTGCATCTCTTGAGCTTCACGGAACTTGGCTATCTCAGCCACTTGCGCTTCTGTTGGTTCTTCTGGAAATATCTCATCAACATTGTCGGAGCCAATACGCTCAAAGAAATTCTTGATAATGGGCATGGGGTTACCGCCAGCCTGGATAACATTGGGCAGTTGCTCAACCTCAACCGCTGATAGCTGAATACGCTGCATTTTTGATGACATTTCAGCGCTTGCTGTTGGCTTGACATCGAGCGATTGATTGTTGAAATCCTTTTTAACGTCGGCTTCAGTATCATCGAGGATAATCTGATAAAGCTCTTGGTCAAATGTAGTCTGGTCAAGCCTGAACAGTATCTGGAATTCATTGGACATTGCTTTCAACACTCTGCCCATGAGTGCCGATGTGGATATCATTGATTCCTGAATTATCGCCAATGCTGTGGTGGGTGCTGTATTAGCAGTGATCTGTCCGCTAGCATCGACAGTTGAGGCAAGCCCGCGTGCTTGGGTGTTCATATCTTGATTGAGCTGTAACAGTGCAACGCTAGGCTCTGGTGATGGGTTAGGAATTAGGCTGGTGCGTAAATCCTTGGCCCCTATATTGGTTTCAAGCCACTCACCAATTCTCATCTTGACCGGGCCTTTCTTCTTACGAAATCCCTTAGCCATGAACCCACCACCCCTATTACCCAAAGTGCCGGCGTCATTGAGTTGGTTAGTGGTTGAGTTGATACCTTGAACGATGGCACCCAACAAATGCGAGTAACCCAAGTCTAAAAATGTACCATCAGGGGCGGGTATGAATCCATATTTAGTGATCTGCTGAACAGGCTCGATTCGAATAAGTGTGAAAGCGCTAAGGTCGGTAACTTCAGGCAAATTCTCACCAGCCTCAATCGCCTTTTTGGTTTGATCTGAGATAGCTTTAACCAAGCTCATTGTGCGGCCGTCTTCAGTCTTGACCATGAACGATCTGAAGTTATAACGAGGGACGATTCTCACAATTTTCATTGTTTGTTCGTGGATGGTGATTATGTAGGGCTCTTCGTAGCCATCGTCATCCAGGTCAGCAAAGCATTGCTGTTCTAAGAATCTATCCGGATTATCTTCGGCGTCTACTGTTTCGGCTGCCTCGTTTGATCCTTCATCGCCTTCCGCATCTTCTGGGTATATGTCCTCATCAACCCACACACCGGCAGCTACCCGCTCTTGAACGCCGTTCTTATCAACGTCTAATATCTGGGTGAATGATCGGTTGTTCTTAAGGTTGGTGGTGGCTTGGTTAACGGCAAAGTCCGGATACTGGATGATATGCGATACCGTAACGCCTTCCTTTGGATCAAAGACAGTCTTCTTAAACATGCAGCCAGAGTTGGGCAGGGTGTACAGTAGGCGCTCTTGATCGTCGCGCCAATCTACCATCTGGTAATTAACTTGGTAGTTCATGGCTTCAGTGACACGCTCGGCCGTATCCTTCTTAACGCCTTGAGTATCCTTGCCAATGATATCAGCCTTGACTAAATTACGAGCTCTTAGTATCTCAAGCGTTGCCTTGTCACCAAATGATATGGAAGCCTCAGATAGTATCGGTGATTTAAAGTTGCTGGCTCCCTCCCATGGCGTCGACTTCGATTGGAACTCCTGCTTCATGAGGTCCAAACCCTTGTCAACGGTATCCATCCATTCAGACATTGAAGCCCAGTCTTCATCGAACTGACGCTTGACACGTTGGCCTATCTTGGCAAGCATCTCTTTGCCGTCAACACCTTCGCCGTCTTCGCCTTTCTTCAGCTCGAGGATATCTTCAACAATATTTTCTTTGCCGATGAATTCTAGGAGTTCTTTAATCGCCATGGTTTAGGCTCCTGGGCTCCACATGATTTTCTCTTTGGGTTCATGAGACTTATTATCGAAACCATACCAATGCAGTGACCACTCATCAGGCTCATATAAAAAGTCTATGTCGATAGTGTACGGTCTATCTAATTTCATTGCAGCGGCAAGGCCCATTTGCTGGGAAGCTATCCGCAACACATAGTAGCCATTGTCTTGCTTGATATGCTCATACGCCTCATCAATCCAATGTTCAGCGAGATCGCAATCATCTGGGAATTCTTCGGCTAGATTTGGCTTGCTCATACTTACCCGCCTGCACTCGCTTGGTTATACAGTAGATCAAACAGATCCTCGGTTATCGTCTTGCGCTCGCAGATCATTTCGCGCACTTCTTCGCTCAAAGGTTTCAATAGTTCGATTATGCGAGATATTTTCTCGTTATCCTTGCCGCCGACCTCTAAGCTACCCTCTAAATTAGCTAGGCAACTATCATCATAATCGCCATCCTCAAGAAGAATATGAAGCACGCCGTCATTATTCAGATTAATCGTTGCCCATTTAATCAACTCTGCTAACTCCACATTGGCCAAGGCTACATCATAGCTGAGAATATGCTTGTCTAGGAATACGCGCGCTTCGTTGACTTCGTTCTGGATTGTGGGATTCTCTACCTTCTCCCAGCCAGTAGAGCAAACACGGTACTGGGTACCATCGGCAAAGGTTTTGATCTCGCCTTCTTTGTAATAGTCAACTTTGAGATCCTGCTCAGCAACCACGCTAAGGTTCTTGAGGCGTTCGCGGCCTGGAGGTAGGTCATTGTATAGGGCTATGTGTTCGTCGGCCTGGACCGGTTCACCGTAGAGCTCTCGCATCATGGCTTGGACTTCAGGGTTCATTGGTTCTTGTGAGCTAATGGACATAAGCGTGTTCACTCTTTGGTCGCCAGGTATACCGGTATCTATAAACATTGAGAATTTTCTCTTCTGTGAATGTGTACCTTGAATCAAAGCTAAGCAGGTTGACACCAAGAACTGGCGCCCCAGCTGATTTTAGCTTTCTGAGAATAAATTGCTCGTCGGGAATACTTGGAGTGTCTATTATTTCTGCACAGCTAATAGTGTATGACCCAGGCTCAAGCCTCTCAATGCGTTGTAAAGTGGCATCAAATTTCATTCAATACCCCATCGCATTAGAGTCGTCGTTGCCATATTGCTCATCGTCATCATAATCGACACCAATTTCATTCTTCTGGATAGCATGCCTGCGCATCATGTAAGCGTAACGGATACTATCAAGCAAATCGTCCAATGTTTTAACAATCACGCTCCTAACTGTACCATCCTCGCCTTTCTTGTTGTGTCGATGATACTGCCTAATTTCCTCCAAAACATCTCTTAGATTGCTGAAAACCTTTAATCGACCCGTTTTCATGAGATTATTGAGCTCCATGAGTCCAGCCTCGACGCCATTACCGCCCTCTTCCCAAGTGGCGTGATCGTCCATCATGTCGAAACCTGCACCCTCATAATAGTCTTTTTGCTGGCGTGCACTGCCCTTTTCTGTCTGTAATCCATCCGCTGGCCATGCTGTTGGAACACCTTCTGACCATGATTTGACCACTTCCCAAGCTTCGAATGGTTGTTTCTCGCGCTCTTTGTAGCCGTGAATCACATAAAATATGTCGGCTCCCATATCCCAGGCTAGTTGAATATGGCCTTGAGGGTGATCCCAACCAAAATCCATGCCGTTGATTAGGTACCAATGAGCAGGTATCTCGAAAGGATCGCATGTGATTTTCTTCTCATCGTGTTGGTAAATAAGACCAGCGCCCATAAGTGGCACACCTTTTGACCTCATATCCTTCTGATAGTCTGGATATTGAGCGAGCATGGTCACTTTTGTTTCGTCTGCGATATGTGGAGCATCGTCCCACGTCGCTGTTCGAATACTCATACCCTTCTTAGGCTCATCGAGAAACGAGCACACAAGCTGCGTGCGTCCGTTCTCTGGCGTAAAGGTAAGAATGCCCCGGCCACCTCTATTCTGGTCACCGTTGATGGTTCTGGTGAGTACTTGGGGGTATATCTCTGGATCTCTGGGCTCTTCGTCGAAGTGGTACCAGTCAACAATATCGCCCATCAAAGCATGCTGGCCCTGGTTGTATGACCAGAATTGGCAAATAGCGATCCCATTAACGTGACTAACCCGAACCTCACGCATGGCGCCACTGGTACCCGTCATTGCCCGCCAATCAATAATCTTATCAGCTGGAACCAATCCACCTTCGAAACCAGTGCCTAAGAATCGACCGAATAGCTTGAGTTGCAATAGATCGCGAGTCTTTTCGCCAGAGTATCCAAGAAGCCAACACATTGGCGGTGATTCGAATTTATGACCTGGCCACCCTTCTGGATAATCACCGGTTAAGTGGAACGCATCAATCGTGCAACCGGTGCGAGACTTGCCCACCTGATTAGCAGCCATGAGCATAGCCGCGGTATTGGTCTTGGTATCGGCATTGAAATCATACTGCCAATCATAGAACCCGTTATAGGTCCTAATGCCTTGAGCCAACTTGTTTCTTTTTATTTTCTCGTCGATCAGCTCTAAATGTTCAATCTTTTGTGCTCGCTTCAAGATCACGCTCTTTTTGCTTAATGGCTGCGTCTAGTTCTTCGTCTGTTAATCCAGCGAATCTGTGTTGTTGCTCAACCTTGGTCTTATCTTCCCATCCTAAACCAATGGCTCCAGGTACCTTACTCCGATTTCTTAAGAATAAGGATCCAGCCATAGTGTCAGGCGCATAGTGTTTGGTCGTCTCGACAATAACCGGCTTGCCGTTATGGAGAAATACTTTGTCTTCTTTGTGGGAGTAACCGATTGATTTTTGGTACATGCTGGTAGCCACATTAGCGTTAGCAATATCCTTGCCATTGTTAATGGACTCAAAAAAGTTAGGGTGTTTTATCTTCCAGTTGTTTATTGTTTGTTCTTCAACCTTAAAGAATGAGGCTAATTCAGAGTCGACAGCGCCTAACAATGTCAGTCTATACGCTTGATCGTCATACTCTTTTTTGTATTTTGTCGGTCTGCCGTCATTGTCTGATGCTGATTTCTTCTTCACTGCTTTCTTAGGCGACTTTTTCGCCTTTGCCTTGGTAATCATAAGACCTCTCTTGGCTTAGTCTATTTGGCCTACTCGCACCCTTCCTCCACTGTGAATGGTACTGGTGCAACTGGTAGTGTTTGGCCTGCGACAACGCTTTCCCCGCAGACTTTCCACGGATTAATGTCGCCTTTGTCACCAACCTGATCATAATCATTCACTGCATTGATATATTCAAGATAAGTAGATGCAGCCACATTCCCGAGGTCGGGATCATCTACCAGCGCAACAGCTGGAGCATCGACTTCACCGCTTGCCGATGTTTTAGTGAGCTTTACCCCGTTAGGCTTGGTAATTATCATCGTTAGGGAAGTAAACCCGCTTACATCGAAGCCCATTGCAATGCGTAGAGGAACTAGGATAGTGCCTTTTTTAATCGTCATATATCAGACTCCACGCCTTGCCCTTCAGTATCAATTAAGCTCACAAGCCCTTGGCCAGTAGCGTCAATAAGCGATACTACGCCAAAACTGGCAGAAATTACACTTCGGACGCCTTGCCCTGTCGTATCAATCGCCGAATTCAAACCCTGACCAGAATTATCTATTTCACTGTAAACGCCAAAACCTGGCTCTATTGGTGCTCCAGTTAAAACATTTGCGTTAGTTGAATCCCCATCTTCCAGCTGATTAGCCGAGATCACCACCACAACGCCTACACTTGCCGCTGTGACATCCCCTGGTTCAAGCTGGTTAGCGGATATATCAACTATCGCTTCTACAGTAGCGGCTGTTGTGTCGCCGTCTTCGAGCTGATTTGCGCTGATTACGCTTGTTTGAATGGTAAAGACTTGCGCTAGTGTGACATCACCGGGCTCTGTCTGATTGGCGCTTATTTCAACAACGACTTCAACGGCTGCGGTTGTGGTGTCGCCATCTTCGGTTTGATTGGCAGATATTTCGACAATGGTTTGAACGCTGGCCGCGGTAACGTCACCATCTTCGAGCTGGTTGGCTGATATTGTAGCGACGGCCGTAAGTGTAACGACGCTGGCTAGTGTTACATCGCCTTCTTCAACTTGGTTCGCTGATATCTGGACAATATTTGATACTGATGCTGCGGTAACGTCGCCGGGTTCGGTTTGGTTTGCAGAGATTTCAACGAGGACTTCAACACTAGCGGCGGTTACATCACCGGCTTCAGTTTGGCTGGCGGTTATTGTAGCGCCGTCTGCGGCTAGTAACTGTTCACTAACAACCCCGCCAAATGGGGTCATCGCAGTGCGATTAGCGTTAGATGTAACAACCCCGCCAAATGGGGTCATCGCCGTTCGCTTTGTAGCCATTAGCTAATCACCGGCTCCGGATCTAAAAACAGGGTATCTGGCGTTGCACTTCGTTTAGCTAGATGCAGCCGCATATAGGCGTATCCCGTATAACCTGGGGTTACAGTCGCACTCATTTTTTGGTGGTTATTAGCGCCAGTTCCCCATGTTGATCCAGTATCGTCAGTAACCGCCGTTGAGCTTGCAAATAGTCTAGCTCCAGCAGGGTCAAAGTTCTGGTCATACTGAGCGGTGTCACCAGCGGCGGGCGTGTAAAACTCACACCAAACTTCATCCTCATTATAATCGGTAGATGCTGAATCATTAGCTATATGGATAGTTAAAGTTGTTGCGGACCCACCATCAATCCATACCGGCATCCAAGGGGATTTCAGAGTTGCGGATGAGCTTTCTAAAGTAGAGCTTGCGCGTGGTGTCATAGCATAGGCGAACGCACCACTTGCGTCATCATTAGCACCCCCAGTTCTTACCGCTGTAGTCTCTAGGTCAATATTTCCGTAAACATCTTCATACAGGTAATCTTGAATGCTATCAGTATTGGCAACACTCGAATCATCACTGCACCCTTTAAACTCTGACCATCCAAAATTATTGGGTGTGCTACCGTACAGTGTAAAACCTGAAGGTACTTCACAATTTAGCCCGGATACTTGTGATTCACCTCCACTACCGGCCGTAAATGAAGTAGTTAACCCTGAGAAATCCACCCCTGTAAACGTCTTCTCGTTAACATCAGCCGCTGCTGCTGCGCAAACAGAGCCTCCCGTTGTAAACAGCCAAGACCCTCCGCGAACGTCAAAGTTACAAGCCTCGATATCGAAGTTGACACTAAGCTTTTCAAACACAGTATTTATTAGGACGATACGTCCGGCGCTATTTACATTGTCTGTACCAGAAACTTTACCATTAGTAATGGTCGTCCTATCCTCTGTGGAATTGAGTTTATCAGTTGACGTTAAGTGGATGTTTGCGATATCTAGAGTTCCTGAGAACGTAATGTCGCTACCCCCACCTGTACAGGATACTTTTGGCAATGTTACTGCTATATCAGCTAGAACTGGGGGCTCGTTAGTTGTGCCATCAACAACACCTGTCCATTTACAGGGTTGCGTCACTGTCCCTGCGCAGCTAAGTACTCTGGTGGCTGCCGCCGTGTCATCCGTCGCGCCTTGAGTCCACAAGTCATCACCAGCGGCCAGTAAGCCTAGTGCTGAAGGAGCAGTTAATCTAGCTAGCGCCCAAGTAGTGCCATCATTAGCATCACTGCCGGCATCTGTATCTTGGTAAAAATTAGCCATTAGATTTCCTCCCCAACATCAGCGAGGTAAGCAGCTTGGTTGCTTAGAATTAAATCCTGTCGTTCTCTTATTTTTATACGCTGCTCTTGAGTGAACAGTTTTTCAATCTGGACATCAGTAAACCCCTGTACGTACTCGGCAGCCCTAATCACGTTCTTAGCTTTACCAAGCATTAGCGCCCTTATGACTGCTTTGGCTTTTTCTGCATTAGTGATGTGCTTAAGGGTGATGCTATCGGGGGCGGAACCATTTTCAATGGCGGATTGTATAGAGTTTGTTTCACTTTCGATTAGGGTGTCGTTAAGATCTGTGGCCCATTCGGCTAGCTTTTGGTCTAGGTCTGTATTTACACCACAGTAATGCCAATTCGAATGAGGCTCACCATTGTGGTCAGTATGTCTGGCGTATACAGCAATCCGTAAGCCGGGGCTTATCTTAGAGCCTCTGTTTCTCGTTCTAACTATCCGACTTGATTCGATTGGCATAATTACACACCATCATCAAAAGCCATTGTGTTAACCCAGCTAGAAAATTGCACCGTTTGAAACTCAGCAATTGATGCGTTATCGATTGTCGCACCATCAGTGCCACCGACATCGAGCAAGCCAGATTCTAGAAATACAGAACCGGAGGTATTGAGCTGATAATGGCCAGTTGTACCGGTTGCATTTGCGGAGCTATCTTCTGTGATCGAGGCGGCTGTTACCACGCCATTGGTTGACGTTCCCCAGCCACCAACATTACCTGTCCCTTGCGCCAATAGCGTACCTTGGCCACCTGTGCCGGCATTGGTCCCGCTTCGTGCTTGAACTTCAGTGCTAGCGCCTCGGGTTGTTTCGAGGGCATCCCCTAAATCGTCTCTGGCTGCGTCTGTTCGTCGAATAGTCATTAGCTGGCCTTCGCTAGATTAATTAAATCAAGTGCGTATTGTGCAGAAAAGACTCTGTACTCTGCCTGGGTTGGAATACCTCGCGCCCGTTCGTGCAAATCATCATTAATATGGCGAACTATCGCAAATTTCGGCTTTAGCTCTTCAATGTTAGGTAATGCATAGTCATCTCGCCTGGACTTGAACCACTCAAAGCAGGGTATTAGCTTTTCTGGGTTAAGTTGATCACCTTTTTCAAATTTTATCCCGGTGTCGTGAGTCTCGAGCGGTAGTGCTGGTTTATTCCTAACCGCCGCGATTATCCTCTCAGTGCCTTCAATCGGCTCTCCTTCTTCATCGTAATCATAAACCGTACGCTCAGGGGTATTAATATAATCCGGATTACTCTTAGCCCAGATCTGACAAACCCACGTCCCGCCCTCTCTGACAATCAGAGTCACCGCGCTTGATAGCAAATAATCCCAAACTTCTCGTATGTTTACGCCTTGAATTTTGCTCATAACTTTTCCTCACTTGATTCTAGCTTCTTTATACGAATTTCGTACAATTTGGCTTCTTTTGAAAGTTTAGCATGTCTCATATAGTTTACAGCTAAAGTTGAAATTGCCACAAGTATGGCGAGAAGGAATGCTATTTCGCCCCAAGTTACACCAAAAACCAATACCTTATCACTTATTGGTATATCGGTAGCCGAGGCTGTAATTATAGCCATTAAGCCAGTTGCCTCTAAAATTTCACTCTTCATCGTCATCGATTATATCTTCTTCAAAATCAGTATCTAGTTTCTTGGCGAACCGAGCTTTTCGAATGTGGTGTATCGCGGATGATAAAAAGCCCAGGATTAGTAGTACTGTCAGTATATTTCTTTCTAGATCGTCGAATGATGGCATAGCCGCCCCGTGCTAAAACGAACATTTTCACCCAAAACCACGCTTTAAGTGTGGGAGTATACGCATCATTTAGCACGGCGAGTAATTCAATTCCGTATTTGTTGTAGGCTATTTGGCTAATTAGTGCCAATCCGTGGAAGGAAATACAAAACATTTGGATGGTTAGAATCAGGTAAAAAACATAGGTTATGCGCTTTGTTTTAGCGGTGAATTCCCATAGGAAAAGAATAAAAGCGAGCATTGCGAAGTCAATGGCAGCATTGAATCCATAGAGAATTTGCATTGGTTTTTCGGGTATATCGCCATAATCCCAAAGTTGGAACCCTAGCAGGATAATAACAACACCGATTAAGCTATGCTTTTCGCTTAGTTGTCGTTGCACTTGGCTTGCCTTTGCGGATATCTCTTGGTTTTCGGAATGCACCAGCCGAAGCCACCTTCTTAGCCTTTGCCTTCGCTTTAGCTTTTGGCTTAGCTGCAGATTTCTTGTTAGCGGCTCGTTTGGCTGGCGTGTGTGTTGGCACGTTTATTTCCTATTTTAGTAAAAAATGGCCTCAGTGCTTCGCATTTTCCCTACCGAACGTCAACAATGCGAAATTAACGCTCTCTATTGGGTTTAATTACACTACCGCGAGGCCTCTCGCTCTGTGGGTTATGAGGCTAGGTTAACATAATACGCTCAGTATTCGCATGAACCTGTAAATGCAGGTGTAGCTTGAAGCCTTTGCCGTGCAATACGGCGCACTTAAGTTCCGGCCTGTCAGGATCATATATGAAATTTTCATTAACCCATCTGGCTATTTCTTCACCAATCCGATGGGATCTCATGCGCAAATCGATGCCGCGAAGAGGCAATTGGCCGTGCACGCCAGGATCACCGATGCGATATTGACTTGTCATTGTGAATTCTAATCCACTGGTATCCTCCACAAATGCGAGTATTCCGCGCAACATTTGGTGTATGAAGTCTAGGTTTTTGTAGTCGATTCTCATGGTTTGATTAGCCCTAGATCGTTTAGTTCTTTGATAAGGCTAGTTAAATCACACCCACCGCGCTCTATCCTATAATCTTTAGCAGTTAGCACAGCTTTTTCATAGTTGGTCAGCTTGTTTCTTACTGTGAATTCATCCCCAAGCACTGCACCGACATATTCGCCAGTATCCATATAAACCCAGTAAGACATACACCCAGCAAGATCCACCTCCGCCTTATGGTTGTCATAGGATATTAATTTCAGGTCGCCGTTACCGCACTCCAATTTACCTTTCCAGTTTATTTTACTCATTGTATTATTCCCTCTCTGTTTATTTAGTGTACACAACCCCATTACTCACACCTAGCTATAAACAACAGGCTTTACTGAGATAAGTCTCACACCTCCCGTTAGGGCGCTCTACCAGACCTGTTACAGTCCAATCAGTAGATACGAGCTTCAGATAAGGCATATTCCCATATCTGGCAAATTAGTGGCACGGTTAACAGGGGTCGGTTATCGCCGCGTCTTGGGCTGGTTTTGTTTATTACTCGGTTGACCGCTGCAGATAAAACCGAGCAGTGACAAGAGCATGTGAAATATGTAAAATCTGGCCAATTCCGCAGTGTCTGTCACTGTTGGAGTCTCCTCCAAGCCCTCGATTAGCTAGTAACTAGTCGGGGGTCACTTCTTTATACGCCCT